ATTCCTCCTTTAGAATAACTTACTCGACCGCCTTTAAAGAAAGGCGTACCTGGAGAATCATCAGAAAAATCTGATGCAGACATATTGCCACCACCATAATTAGAAGCTTCATCTTGTTCGTCGCTTCCTTCGTATGTATATGTACTTGGATCAGGAGGGCTATAAGTTGGACTACTTGTTGGTGTATCAGCGTACACATCATAGTCTCCTGTTTCTTGAAATGCTTTGTCCCTAGCTTTCATATCTGCTACATAGTCATCTGAACCAAAATCAACTGTTTTTCCATCAAGAGTAGTTACTTTGCCGGATTGAGGACCTATATTACTAGGGTCTCCACTAGGCATTAAACTCATTTGATTTCTTCTATTCATTAATCCTCTTCCAGCTCTTAACACTAAAGGACCTGCAAGAGGACCAAACAATGCCGTTGCTAAAAGATTCATTAATCCTTTTCCAAATGCGCCTTTAAATGTGCTTGATTTTTTATCATCTTTTTTCTGATCACCACTTGTGTCTTCAGGAATGTATGGTTGAATTCCAAGTCTTCTAAAATCTTTTGCTAATTTTTCATCCTCTCTTTGCTGTGGTGTTTTAGTGGCATAATCAATTCCTTTGTTTATTCCCCAATTCATAGCGTTGCCTAATAAAAAATTACCAATAGTTCCACCAAGAAAGTAACCTGGTCTTAAACTACCTAGTCCTTGTTTTCTTTTCTCACTAAAATACATTATCTTCGGCCTCCTGCTTGTACATCTAACCTAAAAGTACCAAGTTTCCAATCTTGATTTAAACCGTCATTCTCTACTTTAAGAGCCACTGATCTTGCTCTAGCTCGAGTATCAACTTTAGTTGTACTTGATGTAATAGTAAAAGGTCCTAACGATGAACTTACTTGAGAAGCATTAGGATAATCTCTAAGGTTTAATGTAATTTTAGTATTGCCTGTTTGAGATAAAAAGTCAGGTATAAATCTTCTAATAGACATAAAATATTCTCCGTCTCCTCTAAAGGTTACGCCTTCTCTTTCCGTTTGCGTAATGTCAAAATCTCCTGATTCAATATTTGAAGTTATAGCCGTAGCGGTTCCGCCAGCTACTTCATTAACTCCTGTTTCATGTTCAAAGTATGTTGTAACTCCATCTGTGTTTCCACCTACAAAAGTAGATGTAGTAGAACCTTGTGTTCCAGAATCATTATATTTAGTTGCGTGAGGTCTACCAAATACAGCAGAGTCCTGCCACGTAGTTCTTGCTAAACTTCCTGTGGTCCATATTCCTCTTTGAGCAGAAGAATCAATGTAGTTATAACAAACCATTCTATTAACCACGTTAGAATTTTCTGTACAATAAAACCAAACTACTTCTCCAAATAGATTATTTAATCCTGCAGTGATTAATTGATTAGCGGTTGTGTTAAGATCATCATACACATAATCTTCAACTAAACAGTCCATTGATTCTAATTTACCAGTATATCTAAAGAAACCATTGTCAGACATCCAGTAGCCTGCACCGTCTACTTCAAGACATGCATTCTTCCCAATCAATCCACAGTTTGTTCCTACTTGATCAAATGAGAATGTAAAAGGTTGACCAACAAAACGCATTGTAAACATCGCAGTATCAGTCCAAACATAAATTGCATCTCTACCTCTTTTAGCTCCTCTAATTTCAGATCCATCTGCTAGTCTTTGTGTACCAGCGGTATTAGTTGCTGTGGGAGCATAGGTATTAATATCCTCTTGAGAAGAAAAACGAATAAACATATTATCTTGAGTACTTGTTGTACCTATAGTTGTTTCAGTTCCAAAAAATACTAAGTGCCGGTCGGGTGTAGATACTAATACATCTCTTGAAGCTGTTGGAGCTCCTGTAATAACTGTGGCTCTTGTAGTTGTAGCATTAGCATCATCTGCATCCCATTCAAAACATTTACCATCGGTAATTAATGCTATGAGTTTAGTTCCATAGTTGTCCAAGGTCCATGTTCCGGGCTTAATGACAAAGTCTCCAGAAGCCGGGTTTCCCCATCCAACATAGTCAGATGAGTTGGTGACGGTATCACCATCTGAGTGCGAAGCTGCAGTTGTATTTCTAACTCCTCGTGTAACACCTGTTAAAGTATTACCACTAATTCCTGTATAAGAGATTTCTTCTGTTCCAATTTGCACATATGAAGTTCCTGAGTCTGGGAACAAAGAAGCGTCTGTTAATACAATGGTAGTTGTAGAAGAGTTAATCGCTCCGTTTAAAGTTGTTGTATATTCACCGGCAACGGTTCCACCCCATTGACCAATGCTCCATCCGTCTCCGCCTAATTGTTTAGCAGGTCCAACGTGATAGTATTGAAAATAAGTTATGCCTCCAGAAGTCGTGGCTCCTGAGCCAGTTTCATTACTAGGCATTGTTATGGTAATAGTTGAAGCTGTAGGAACTGTTGTAACCATAAACTTTTTGTCACAAAAATCTGAAGCTCCAAAGTTAGAACCTGTAATAGAACTAAAAGTTGAAGTTCCTCCAAAGAGAATAATATCTCCTTTTGAAAAACCATGATCAGAACCAAATGTAATAGTTACAGCTGCATCATCATTAGTTGTACTAAAAGCGTTTGAGATAGCTGTACCTGATGGATTAACTAAAGGGTGGATGTCATAGAATACACCACCAGAATATACATATAAAATTCTGTTAGTTCCTATGGCTGCGTACTTAACTTGATTACTATTTACAAAATGATGAAGAGCTCTGGCTGCTCCTGTTAGATATTCTTCTCCTAACTGAGCCCAGCCCCCTATTTTTTCTGGTGTTGAATACCTGAAACGCACGTTATCTCCGCCGACCCACTGTCCTTCAGCGGTTGTGGGAGTAACTTGTTTGTTAAATCCAGGTAAAAATCCTATCTTTTGTAGCATACAAAAATCCTTGTTATGAAAATATACTATATTTGCGGTGAGTTCAACCTAGTTTAGGTATACCGAGTATAGGTCTTTTATCATACAAATTGGACTTTGCAAACTGTCCATCTGCATGATTATAGTGGAGAAACACTTGACCACAAAGCTTACCTTCGAAAGGTTCTCTCCAGTGCTCTAATTCACAGCCAGAATAAATGATCATATCTCCTGGGTTTAATGTATAGGGAATACCTTTTGGAGCATCAGATTTCATAATACCTTTATATTCATGTATAACATTATCACTTCCAGTAGGGTCTATAAATATAGGCCACGGGTCTCCACCTAAATTCAAAGTAGTTGATATCTCACAACTAGGTCTGTCTTTGTGTCTGTTTAGAATATTACCTGTTCTATAAAGTCTACAATAAGAATAAGTAGGTACTAATTTAAGTCCTGTTTTCTTTTGCATAACAGGAATTGTTTTAACAAGTAAAGTTTCCATTAAACGATCTGCATATTTAGCATAAGAGTTGGGTACTTGCCGGTCTTTAAAATTACCCAGTAAAATATTTTTTTCATAAGTAATTCCTTTATCTAATAAAAAATAATCGGCTTCAGCTGAAATTTGTAAATAACGATAAGCTATGTCACAAACTTCTTTGGACACTGCTCCTTTAATAAGTTGATATTTATCTTTTTTAAACGTAGGCATGAACTACTTTATTATATAAAGGAGGCATAATTTGATCAATACGACCTTCCTTATCTCTTCTTATTTGTAATTGATCTTTTAATTTAAATAAAGATCTAATCTCATCATCTGTTTTTAATTCTCTTCCTTCTAAATCAAATGTTTCTGGAGTCCAAATATTAACAATAATAGGAACTTCTTTAATACCTAATTCTTTGGCAACAGCCATTCTATTATTGCCCACTGTTACTTTAATAATAGGTCCATAATCGTGTCCATACTCAGCATACACGGGTTCTAAGATTCCGTGTTTTTTAATAGAAGCTGTTAAACTGTCTTTAAAATTTTTTTCTGAAGGCCCATGAAATTCTTTTCTATTTAGAAAATGAATTTGATCAATAGGTAGTTTTGTGTAAATGAGCTTGGTTTTCATCATTAGGGGTTTGAA